CATCTCGGTAGCGCAGGTAGCCGGAAATAAGCTAAGGCTTCAGGAACCTCTTGTTGCCGAAGCGCCGCCTACGCAGGATTTAGGTGAGGGCGAACGAGATATCTCCGTTGATATGCAGTTAGGAACAGTGTAAATGTCGGTAGGAACTGATTTACAAACTGCTGCGTCAAGCATTTTAACAGACTTGGGTTTGAGTGCTACTTATAACTCAATTGCGAAAGTGGGTGATCCTACTACGGGAGACGTTACCGAAACTATCGGGGCCACCGTTTCTACTTCGGTAACGCCTCCCGCTCCTTTTCTTACCGAGGGTATGCAACCTACGGATACAATAAGGATAGATGACCTTCGTACTTTTATACAGTATACTGATGTGAATTCTCCGGGTGTCGGAGATAGAGTCACATTAAATAGTATTAACTATAACATAATCAGTGTTTCTCCAGTGTATGCTGGGGATGACATTGTTTTGTTTGAACTTCAGTTACGTTAATTAGGGAATGGTATGGCTATTAAAGCACTTGTAACTTCAGAGGAATATGTAGGAATGCCTGCTGAGATGCAAGCATTTTATCAGCCCTCTCCAACTTCAGATGAACTCTATCGCTTAGATGTTGAGTCTGTAGATGGTTGGGGCCTCGATGATACGATGGGGCTAAAGAAAGTCTTAGCGGAAGTTAAAGACGAAAGGACCAAGCTCCGTTCACAGCTAAAAGAGCAGCGAGAGTCGCTCGAAGGTCACGATGTTGCAGACCTACTGACTCGTGCGTCTAAGGCTGACGAGATGCAAAATTGGAGTCCTGAAGATAAGGTTCGGGAACAGATTGCATTAGAAGTCAGTAAGATTAAGGAAAAGTATGATCGGGATATGGGTGAGTCTAAGACTCGTTCTGATTATCTTCTTAATCAATTAAATACTGCTATGATTAAGTCCGAAGCTGCTTCAGCTATTCGGGCTCATGGCGGTTCGGCAGAGTTATTACTCCCTATCGTTGAGGGTCGTACTAAGTTAGAGGAAACGGACGAGGGTTTTCAGGCTCGGGTTTATGGGCCTGACGGCGTTCCCCTTCCTACTAATAAGGCGGGTAGCCACGATCCGATGGGGATTAGCGAATTTGTTGGTGAAGTTTTGAGGACAGATGAGCGTTATGCTCCTGCGTTTTCAGGGACGGCTGCTACAGGTAGTGGCGCTGTTTCAAATAATGGGAGGCCCGTAGCCTCAAAGAATCCTGCTGTTCTTTCCGCCCAGGATATGAGAGATCCTGCGGCGTATAAAGCGGCTAGGGAAGCAGCGGAGAAGTCGGGTAGACCTCTTCAGATGATCGGTGAGACGCCCTGGGATGGGAAGTCTCCTCAGTAGTTAACTACCTTGATTAGAAACAGGTCTTAAAATGGCGCCAGTAGGTACAAATGTTTTAGGCGCGTATACTCCGATTTTTTACGCACAAGAAGCCCTTATCCAGCCTGAGAAGGCTTTGGGTATGGCTGACCGTGTTTACATGGGTTATAATGAAGAGAGAAAGGCTTTCCGTAAGGGCGATACGATTAACATTCGTAAGCCGTCCACATTTACGGCGCAGGCCGCTCCTTCTTCTGCGGCGCAGAGCGTTATCACGGAAACCGTGGCTATGACGCTTGATTCTTGGCAGGAAGTTCGGTTCGCGGTTAGCGATCAGCAGCTTGCCTATACTCAGGATCGGATTATTGAAGATCATATCCGTCCTGCGGCGTATGCCTTAGCGACAAAGATTGACACAGACTTGTGCGCTCTTTATAAGGACGTACCCACTATCCAAACTCTGACGGGTGGGGGCGCAACGGTTGCGGAATTAGTTGCCACACGCGAAAAAATGTTTGACAACGAAGTGGACATGAATGTGGGTAATCTCCACATGATGTTCAACGGCGCTGTTGAAGCTGATTACTTGGCACTGGAAGCGTTTAGTCAGTCGCAAGGTGCGGGCAACATCGGTGTTGAAACGCAGCGTAACGGTTATCTTGGTCGTAGGTATGGATACGAGATTTTCTCTAACCAGAATGTTCCGTCCCATACTACAGGTACTTTAGCCGATAGTGATGGAAACGCTGCGCTGGGTGCCGCGGTCGATAAGCTAGCGACTTCTATGCTCATTAATCCGGGTGTTGCTGGCAGTTTAACGGGCACCGCTGAAGCAGGTGACACTTTCTCGGTTACTACCGATGGCGTTGTTTATAACTATGCCGTGACGGCTCAGGCTACCGCATCAGGTAACGCTGTTACGGTGAGTGTTTCTCCTCCTGCTCAGGTTGCCCATGCTGATGAGGATGTGGTAACGCTTTCCACCGCGTCTGCTACCACGACAGAAAGCATGGCTTTCCACCGCGATGCCTTTGCGTTGGTAATGGTCGAGCTTCCTGACATGGCTAACGAGCTTGGCGCTCGTGTTGTTTCGGTGCGCGATCCTCGTACTGGATTGGCTATCCGTTCTCGCCTGTATTACGATGGCGATAACTCAGAGGTTAATGTTGCTCTTGACGTTCTTTATGGCGTTAAGACTCTCAATCCTCTGATGGCTTGCAGGATGGAGCAGTAATCCTGTAGATTAAGTTTGTCCTCCCTGCGGGGGTGTGACTCCATTCCCTAAAATGTAGCGCAGATAACACTTCCATCTTATCTCCTCACAGGGGGGACTCTTACTATGGCTTTTGTGGTTGAAGACGGCACCGGAAAAAGTAACGCTAACTCTTATCTTTCTGTAGCTGATGCTGATACTTACCAATCTAATCGTAGCAATGCGACTTGGGCGGCATTATCCACAGCAAATAAGGAGGTAGCGTTAATTAAAGCAACAGATTGGATCGAGGCTTCGTTTAAGGTTCGCTGGTTGGGTTATCGAATCAACAACAGCATGTCCTTATCGTGGCCTCGATACGATGTTGTTGATTATGATGGCTATGTAATAGCTGCAACTGCGGTGCCTGCACAGATTCAAGATGTAACTGCAATTATGGGTTATGAGGCTTCGCAAGCAGAGTTGTTTACAAACGTAGCGGCAGATGCTCGGAACCTGACTCACTTAAGTCAGTCTGCTGGACCTGTTTCGCAAACCAAGAGTTATCAAGGCTCTTCAATGACTGCGAAGAGATTTACGCAGGCTGAAAAGATCGTTGCTCAATTCTTACTCTCGGCTGGAAGAGTTTATAGGGCTTAATATGGCAATCCCGCTGACACGCTCAAATTTTGGTAGAGAAGCCGATAAGTTCCTAGACGGAATCGCCGCAAAAAAGATTGGTAATCTTCGGCGTGCTATAGCTATAGATGCTTTGGAACAATTAATCCAGTATACTCCTGTTGATACGGGCCGCGCTAAGGGAAACTGGGTAGCAAGTATTGGCGAGCCGTCTAGCAAATATGACGCAGACCTAAAGGATTCAAGCGGGGAAACGGCGCGATCAACAGGTACAGCCCTTATTAAACAACCAAACTGGCGATATAAGAATCTTTGGACTAAGGATTTTTATATTACTAATAATACGCCTTATATAGGGTATTTGGAAGACGGTCGTTCTAAAGACGCATCTTTAGGGTTTATGTCTGCGAGGACTAAAGTTTACTTAGATGCTAAGTATTACGGTGGCGCAACTTTAGCTTAATATCATGGGCTGGGAAACAAAACATAACGCGATCAATAGTAGGTTTAAGACTGAGGTAGCTGATACCCAGAGTGTTACAACCTTCTACGATAACTTCCCTGCGTCACCACCGGATGACAGCTTGTGGGTTAATTTTACTATCTCGCAGGCCGAAAGCCTACAGGTAGAGATTGGCGGAAATTCGGGAAGATTCCGTCAACCAGGTATTGCAGTAGCTCAAATCTTTGCTCCAGTGGAATCTGGAACTAAAGATGCGAAAGAGTTAGCTGATGTTGTGGCGGCATCGTTTCGGGCAGTTACGGATGCTGGTGTTATTTACCGTTCACCTTGGTTGAACCAGCTTGGCAGGGTTGACCAGTGGTGGCAAATGAACGTAATTTGTCCCTTTTACTACGATGAGGTAGTTTGATGCCTGCTGATGCAAATAGAGTTGGATTATTGTACCGAAAGATGGCGAGTTTCGATAATGTTGGTGTCGGAACTACTTATGATCTTCGGTATACTTCAGAATCTTTAAAGCAAACCACTGATAGTGCTTCCAGCGATGAGATTCGTTCTGATCGCCAGCGTAGCGATTTGATTCGTACTGATGTGCGTGCGGAAGGTGATGTTAACCTCGAACTTTCGTACAATGAGTACGATGAGTTTTTTGAGGCTGCCTTGCAGTCTGCACCTTGGTCTAGCTCCGATACTGCGATGGCTACCGCAGAAGCCATATCATTTGTTGCACCCAACATCATAGACAAGGATGGTGGCGCTTGGGATAATCTACCCAAAGTGGGGGATTTGATTAAGGTAAGCGGAGCCGCCGCCACCAATAACAACGGGGTTTTTACTGTCTTGACGAATGTCGATGACACACGCGTAACGGTAAAAGAGCAGACAATAACCACCGCCCCTGCTGATACTGGGGTAACTGTCGTTAAGGGTGAGCTTATCAAGAACGGGACTACTGAAGCGTTCTTTGAGCTTCAGAAGGATTACAACGGTATCAGCCCTATTCTTTACGATTATTTTAAGAACATGGTTGTTGATACCATGAATCTAACGATTGAACCTGGGTCTATTCTTACTGGTAGCTTCGGTTTCATGGGCTCCACGGCTTCAAGTGAGGATGTTTTGGGTTCAGGTACAGAGGGTACGTCCTACCCGGTTACTAATGCTGTAGACAATGTTCCTGTAGTTTCGGAAGCCCAGGCTTCTATTACAGGTGTTACTCAGATTTCGCTTAGTGTTAGTAATAACACTAGGGCTCGCTCTGAAATCGGTCGATTAGGTTCAGCGGAACCGGGCTCAGGTACTATTGATGTTACTGGCACCTTGCAGATGTATCTTGCTAGTGACGATCAGATTGATAAGTACCTGGACTGGACTACCACAAGTCTCTGCTTTGCGGTTAGAGATAGTGATGGTAATGGGTATACATTCTGTCTGCCCGAAGTAAAGTTTACGGATGGTCAGCGTCTTGCAGGTGGTATCAACACGGATGTTATTGCGGAACTTAGTTTCACCGCTTTCCGTGATGCGACTGAAGATGCTACGATTACCATTCGTAGAGTAACTGCGTAAACTACTTTTTAGGGAATGATAAGATGGCAAAGTTATCTGCGTTGCGTGTTGATCCCGAACTCTCCGAAGAGGGGCGTTGGGTAGATTATGAGCTTGGTATCCGGCTGCGTATTGCTAGACACAATAACAGCCGATACCAAGCCTACTTTATGAAGCTGCTCAGGGATAACCCCGAGGTTCAGGAGGATACTGAATCCTTCGGTAATCTTTTAAAAGTAGCTGTTGGTCGTACCATCCTCCGCGATTGGGAAGGTGTTGAGGATGACGACGGCAAGGAAATGGAATATTCTGAGGACGTGGGGGAGAAGATTTTAACTGACCCCGCTTATCAGGATCTTTATCAATTCGTACTTTCTGAAGCGCAATCCTCTCTTCTTTACCGAGAAAACGCAGCGGGAAACTCCGAGAACTCCTCAACTGGAACCTCCAGTGGGGAGACCAACTAAAGCATCTTAAGCGGATAGCTAAGGAAAGAAAAAAACAAGGGCTGGAGACGGAGGGGTGGGATAACCGCCCTGATTTGACTCCAGCCCTTGAACCTTTTTATCGTTGTTTTCTTGAGCTATCAAATAGGCGTACTATGGGCCATAGTACGCCAAACGCCATCGCTCTAACTGAACTAGAGAGTTGGCTAAATCTAAACGGCGTCGAGGACTGTATGTCTCGTGCCGATTACTGTTCTGTTGTTATTGCCCTAGACCAAGTATTCTTAGAACACAGTCATGGCCGATCAAAGAACCGTATGGAAAGTTGAAATAGACCAAGCCAAATTTATGGCTGGTCTAAAGCAGATGGCTAGCGGTATAAGTACCAATGCCGCAGCTATAGATAGCCTAAATAAGCAGACAAAAACGCTTGGTGGTCGCTTTAAAAC